TTAATCAGTTTGAAGCAGGTGACTTGAAAGGTGATATGGGCCGTAAGCCTAAGGCATTGACCGCACTTGTTCGTAACTGTGTTAATATGTTTGGCAGTCATAACATTGGCCTTGTTGCTACCAATCACACCTACGCTTCACAAGATATGTTTGATCCAGATGACAAGATTAGTGGCGGTCAAGGTTTTATCTATGCAAGTTCAATCGTAGTAGCCATGCGCAAATTGAAACTCAAAGAAGACGAAGATGGTAACAAGATTAGCGAAGTAAAAGGTATTCGTGCCGCCTGTAAGGTAATGAAAACACGCTATGCTAAACCATTTGAAAGTGTACAGGTTAAGATTCCTTATGAAACAGGTATGAATCCATATAGTGGACTGGTCGACTTGTTTGAAGCCAAAGGCATGCTCAAGAAAGAAGGAAACAGTCTTGTCTATACAACTAGTGATGGCGAAATCATTAAACAGTTCCGTAAGGCATGGGAACGCAATGACAACCAAGGACTTGATAAGGCAATGGAAGATATTTCAAAACATGGTGAAAAATCCACTTCTGAGATAACTACTACAGTTGAATCAGACTTGGAGGTCAACCAATGAAAGAAGACTTAATCGCAGATATTTGGACATTAGTTATAGAGCACATTCCAGAAAAATATCGCAAAGATTTAGCCGCAGACTTTGTTAATACACTATTAGATTATGGTATTAAAGAAAGTGTGTTAAAAGACCTAATTGGAGTTGATGGATATCTAGATGATGCGATTGATTATGCTACCGATGGCGAAGAGATCGAAGACGAAGATGACTCTTATGAAGATGAGGAATAAATGAATTGGTATGACAAGGTTAGTAAAGACATTTCTCATATACCAGATGCCGTGGCATACTATGAGGCCGAATTACTGGCAGCAAAGAATGATGTTCGCATAGCGGGAAACCTTGAAAGAGCCGCTGCCAATATGCCCGGCATTGTTGAGAATCGTTTTAACCAGCTTCAAGAAATTGAAGGAATCTTAGAATACCTTAACATTGAACTCCGCAGACTTCGTAGTCAACATTTTCGTAAATACTTAGAAAACTACCAAAGGTCCTTGTCTTCTAGAGACTGTGAAAAGTTTGTAGAAGGCGAGGCCGATGTAGTTGACTTTGAAAAAATCATCAACGACTTTGCCCTACTACGCAATAAATGGTTAGGCATAATTAAAGCACTTGACATTAAACAGTGGCAAGTATCTAATATTGTCAAACTGCGTACAGCAGGACTTGAAGACGCCACTCTTTAAATTCATTATAATATGCGCAGATAAATATCTGTATGAAACGCATTGTATTAATCACAGGGGGTTTCGACCCCCTTCATTCTGGGCACATTGCCTATATTAAGGCAGCTAGAGAACTCGGCGATTCGTTGATCGTCGGAGTTAATTCCGATGAATGGTTACGCAGAAAGAAAGGGCAGGAATTTATGCCCTGGGAAGAACGTGCAACTATCATCGCAGCACTTCATAATGTTGACAGAGTTATTAACTTTGACGACAGCGATAATAGCGCCAAAGACGCTATTAGAAAAGTTAGAGCAATACATCCAATGGCTCAAATAGTCTTTGCCAACGGCGGCGATCGCACTAAAGAAAATATTCCAGAGATGGATCTACTTGAAGAAATGCTTCACTTGGAGTTTGTCTTTGGTGTAGGCGGAGAAGACAAAAAAAATTCTAGCAGCTGGATTCTGCAAGAGTGGAAGTCTCCCAAGACCGAACGTCAATGGGGTTATTACCGAGTACTACATGAAGACGGTCCTCATGTAAAAGTAAAAGAACTCACAGTTGATCCTGGCAAGAGTTTATCAATGCAAAGACACAAGCATAGATTTGAGCATTGGTTTGTAACTGAAGGTACGGCAACGATTAACACTCTAGATGCAGATGATAATACCGTGATGAAAATTTTTGTAATGAAAAACATGCAGACCTACATCAACAGAGAAGAATGGCATCAATTGGTCAACAAAGGCAACGGTCCATTAAAAGTTATCGAAATTCAATTCGGTGAAAAATGCATCGAAGAGGATATAGAACGCAAATGACAAACTGGGTATTTCTAAGCAAAGACGGCACTGACGAATATATTAATAAATTTGCCAAAGGTTGTAACAGCCCTATAGTTTCAACTGAAGACTTTGTCTACGAAGACTCTACCGATCCAATTATTTTAAGAGGCATACTAAAACATAAAATAATGAAAAGATGTTGGGCCGAAGGTCGAACATTTTACTATATGGATACTGGTTATTTTGGCAATGAAGTTAGTATGCAAAATCCCAACGGATGGAAATATTGGCATAGGATTGTAAAAAATAATCTGCAACACGACAATGAGATTATTCCTAGACCCGGTGACAGATGGGAACGATTTAAAAAGAAAATTGAACCTTGGAAAAAAGACGGTAGGAAAATTTTGTTAGCATTGCCCGACGAAAAGCCTTGTAAATTTTACGATATAGATCTAGATAAATGGACTGTTGAAACTATCGATACTATTAGAAAATATACAGATAGGCCTGTAGAAATACGGGCAAGGTCTAAATTAAGAGCAGATAGAACAATAAGCAATACACTAAAACAAGCACTAGACGATGATGTATTTGCATTGGTTACATTTAATTCCAATGCCGCTACAGAGTCTGTTATGTATGGAATTCCCGCATTTGTCCTAGCACCATGTAGTGCAGCCAAGCCTGTAACCAGCCAAGATCTTAGCCAAATTGCGACCCCATATTACCCGGACCAAGATAAAATATATGCATGGGCTAGTCATCTGGCCTACGGACAATTCCATAACGAAGAACTAGTTTCGGGTCGTGCGAAAGAAATGTTAGAACAAATTAAAGAGTAAAAAAAATATGAAAGTCTTTGTTGGCTACGATTCTAGAGAACAAATTGCATACGATGTGTGTGAGTATAGTATCTTAAAATATAACAGAAATGCTCGGGTAATTCCTTTAAAACAAGATGAATTGCGAGAACAAAAGTTATATTGGAGAGATAACGATCCTTTATCTAGCACAGAATTTACATTTACTAGATTTCTTGTACCACACCTATGTGATTACAAAGGTTGGGCATTGTTTGTTGACTGCGACTTTTTATTCCAAATTAACATAGAAGAAATATTTGCCCTTGCAGATGATAGATATGCTGCTATGGTTGTCAAACACGATTATAATCCACCGGAAGGTATAAAGATGGACGGGCAAAAACAATTGGCCTATCCTAGAAAAAACTGGAGCTCGATGATCCTGTGGAATTGCGGTCATACTAATAATCAAAAATTAACTACTGATCTAGTTAATAAAGAAACAGGTCAATTCTTGCATAGATTTTCTTGGTTAAAAGATGATATGATTGGTGAACTCAATTGTCAATACAACTGGCTGGTTAATCACTATCACGAACCAAAAGACGGTAAACCTAAGTTAATACATTATACAGAAGGCGGCCCGTGGTTTGAAAATTATCAACATTGCGAGTACGGATACCACTGGGAAAGAATGAGAGCTGAGTATGTTCAAAGTAGAACTTCACCTCCTCCCAAACACAAGTACGAGTCACTGCCTAATGAAATCAATAGAGTGGTTGATATGATGTGTCAATACCGAATTGATCCAAATAATGAATACTATCCAGTAACTAAACAAGATCTAATCGATCAATTAGACAATGTAGCTCCTAACAGAGTATATGCTGTTGATAGTGAATTTAGATATGCAAGAAAAGGAAATATATACGATCCTATGTTAGAAAACTTTATACTCGGCGCAGGTGGCCAAATAACAACCTGGGACATGATAGAAAATCAAATGACTCCTGTAGCTATAAGAGGTATTGCCAAGCGTAAGCAAATACACTCTTGCTGGGAAAAAGGCAGAGATTTTTATTACATCGATACTGGATACTTTGGAAATGGTAAACGTAAAATCTATCATAGAATAACAAAAAATCATTTGCAAAACATTTATCCAACAGTACATAGACCTAGAGATAGACTAGCAGCCACTGGTTGGCAACCAACTAAATTTAGACGAGGAAGGAATGTATTATTGTGTCCTCCTAGTGCCAAAGTTATGAAATTCTTTGATTTAGATTTAGATCAATGGATGGAAGAAACACTAACAACATTAAAATCTTATACCGATAGACCAATCATTACAAGATTAAAACAAAGTAGATCAGTTAGACAAAACGATGATACACTAGCAATGGCGCTATCAAATGATGTTCATTGCTTGGTCACATTTAATAGTATTGCCGCAACAGAAGCATTGTTGTTGGGTAAACCTGCAATCACATTGGGACCCAATGCTGCACAAAATCTGTGTAAACAATCTTTATCGGAAATTGAAACACCGTATGTTCCAACTCTGGATGAAGTTGAAGAATGGGCAGCACACCTAGCTTATTCACAATTTACTGAAGAAGAAATGAGAAGTGGTTATGCATGGGCAATATTAAATGAAACTAGCAATTTACCTAGCAGCAGTTCCGGCAAATAAAAACGAAATAAAACTGGCCGTCTTAAGAAGATTTGGACAAGGTGTGTCTCTATCCGGAGATAGTGTAGAATTTGTTAATGATCATCGCTACGTTCAAAGTGACGTAGCAGTGATACAAGGTTATGTTCATCAAGATATTTCTAGACCTCACCTTGCACTAAGAAGACAAATCTTAGATAACAATCCAAACACCATTGTTATTGATAGCAATTTATTTCAGTTTTCAAATTCTGAATTGCAGAATTATTACCTAAGATACAGCCTTAATGGTATATTTCCAACCACAGGATTTTACTTTGACAATAAGCTAGATCCCAAACGTTGGCAGTCTATTAGCCAACGACTAGGAATTAATTTAGTTCCTTATAGACCTAATGGTAGTCATATATTAGTATGCCTGCAACGTGTAGATGGCTGGAGCATGTGTGGAGCAGATGTTCAAAGATGGTTGGATAAAACTATCAAACGTATCAAAAGTTACAGCAATAGACCTATTGTGGTGAGAAAACATCCCGGCGACCGTAGACAAAATAGTTTAACTTTTTCTAAAGATTATGTAATTAGTACATCACCTAGCATACTAGACGATTTTAAAAATTGTTGGGCAACAGTCACCTACAATAGTAGTCCAGGAGTCGCTAGTCTTATAAACGGTGTTCCTGTATTTGTAACAGACCCAGTTCCTCAACAAAGTCAAACATGGCCAATATGTAATACAGACTTATCACAAATAGAAAATCCACTGATGCCTGATAGACAAGAGTGGATTGATAGATTATGTCAAAGTCATTGGAACGATGACGAAATTGCTTCCGGAGAAGCATGGCGGTTTATGCGGGAGCGCCTTGGTATTTTAAGACCCAGTCTTTGTTAAACTGTTCAACTACACGATAGCCCCAGCCTTCTAGTATTTTGATCGCCGGAGTTTCTTGCATGTCGTTTTGATATTCGTGTTTCTGTTGTTCTATAACTAATACAGGTTTATTCATCTCTATAGTCTTTAATGCACCTGCAAGAATCTCTCCTTCAAATCCTTCGACATCAATTTTAATCATGTCAACATTTGTTAGGTTAAAACTGTCTAAAGTCTTTAGTGGAATAGTACCTTTACCTATTGATTTTTGATCAATATGTGTATGTCCAGTATTTCCTTGAACAATATTCATCTCAATGAAACTTTCGGCCCTACCTAATGCCATTTGATGCATTGTATAATTTGATCCAGGAACATTCTTTTTAAAACATTCAATAAACTCACTGACTGGTTCAAAAGCAATGACATATTCAAAAGATTTAACAAGATCGCAAGCCCATAGTCCCACGTTTGCACCAATATCTATACAGACTCTTTTTTGATCGCAGGCTGCAACTGCGGCATCTCTTGCTCTGTATTGATATCTTGCAACTCCATCTTTTAACATACTCTTGTTGAGCATCTTTGGAAAATGATCGTCGTAATCTGGAAACCAGAAGCCGTGTGACTCTTTCATATATGTCCTTATATTAACTTAATTTCTGCGGTACAACGTTTTTTGCCGCCGTCGACAACAATGTCAACTATTTCAAAACCCTCAACACCAACAGGTGTTTTAGCCTTGCCTTTTCTTCTAATATCTAAAATAATTCGTGTATCTTTGTGAGAATGTTTTAACATTAGATCTCTATAAACACTAACAGGATAGTGATGACCACATGACAACCAAGAAGTAATAACATCAAACTTAACATCTTCAGGAATATTAATATTGTTGGCATCAACTAAATGATAGTTTGTAGTTCCTAGTCTTTTTAACTCTTGATCAAGGAAATCCAACGAGTGATAAAACAATAATCCATCACTATCTTGATTCCAGTTTCCGTATGATGCAGTTTCTGTTTTGTTAGTATTAGCCGAGTTATCTCCGTCTAATAACCAAAGTTCAGTATTATATTTTTCTGCAAAGAATCTAGACTGCCATGCAAATCCACATCCAATATCTAGGATACGTCTAATAGGTTTGTTGAGATAAGCATCTAACGCTTCAAAATCTCGTCTACGTTTTTCAACATATTCAGTTGTGGTCCATTTTCTAGACCATGCTAGACTATCTTCACCATCTGTTCGATGTTCATTCATTGCCAATAACCTTCTTTTCTTTTAACTTTTAAATCAGCGGCAAGGCTCTTGCCATATTCTTTACGTTTACCTTTTAGGTGATCAAGATAAGCACCCCATTCGCTATTGATCAATGGATGACCTTCACCGGTAATAAGATGTCCGCTCCAATCTAATTCATTTGTTCTAGCATAATTCCTTACAGCATCGAATACAAAACTATCGTGCCATTCAGCTAATTTAAAAATACCATCTTCTGCGTTATCATACATTGCCTGAAAACGTTTTAAGAATTCTTGCACAGCCGGCGATCTAAGATTCATAGAATATAGGCCACACTCACTGAACTTTCCTTTTCTTCCTAGGAAACACAAATCTTTTTCAGGCGGGCATAGACGTAGAATAGTTTCTTTTGTAATAGGACTGTGACAGATCATGTCAGCATCCATCCATAACAAAATATCTGCATCTGTAGTCCTTGCACAATCAAAAATAGCATAAACTTTATGAGCAAATCTCACAGCATCCCACTTAAATCCTTTACCCATATCCTTGCGTTTTGATCTTACAGGATCATCACTAACGTCACCGTTGGCTTTTGGAACATCTTTCCAACGATTCTTAAATTGTATTAATTCTGGGACTTCTTCTAATCTTTTTAGTGTAACATGATTATGATTTTGAATTGCAGGGTTACATTCTTCTGGATAGATGTGTAAAGTAACTTCTTCTGGCCAATTCTCACAAAAGCTATCAATCATCTTTTGTGCATATTTTTTTAAACCTTCGGGGTGGAAGGTAGTAACAACAGCAATTTTCATTTTCTTATGACTTTCCAAATTTGGTATGGCTCAACTATAGTTATCTGTTCGTAGTGGATGCGTTTAAATAAATCATAATAGTCTTTGTTGATAGGGTAAGCCTGATTTAGAAAAATTACCGGAGAACATCGACGGGTAAGTGGCACTAAAAATTGTAATATGTTATTATCAAATCCTTGATTTATAAAAACAACCTGGATGTCATGTAACTCATTGAGAAATCCAAGATCTTTTATATGAATAACATTTTTAATCCTAGGAACTGGAATGCTATCAACATAAAATATAGTATTCATTCCTTCTACAAGGGCATCAAAGTGTTCGGGATTATTTCCAACAAGAATTACATTAGATACTTTAACTCCACTGGTTTTTAGAACACGTTTTATAAACTTAGACATATGATTTAATTAAATACTCAGTTATTTATTGCTTATGAAATTCAAACTTTACAGAACTTTTGGCGCACTCAACAGTCCGCCGGTATTTGACGCCTTTGAAAATGGTGTTAAAACTCTTGGCCATGAAATTGTGGAAAATAGTGAAGATGTGGCTGTAATTTGGTCAGTTTTATGGAATGGCCGAATGGCTGCTAATCAACAAATTTACAATCAGTGCATAAAGAATAACAAGCCTGTGGTTGTGATCGAAGTAGGAAATCTTAAAAGAGGTCTAACGTGGAGAATCTGTCAAGGACATATCAATGGACTTGGGTTTTTTGGAAATATTGAAAATTTAGACCCCTTGAGACCACAAAAATTAGGAATTTCTCTAAGACCACCAAACCTTCGAAGACGCAGCGAAATCTTAATTGCCACCCAACATGCTCGAAGTCTTCAATGGGAAGGCCAGCCTACGATGGAACAATGGATAAAGGATACCATAGTCAAAATTAAAAAATATTCCAGTCGAAGAATTGTGGTTAGACCTCATCCTAGGTCACAAATCCGTGAAAAATTTGTTGATGCGGTAATTGAGCTTCCAAGAAAAATTGAAGGTAGCTACGACGAGTTTGACATTGACTATGGCTATCATTGTGTTATCAATCATAATAGTGGTCCAGCAGTACAGGCTGCAATTGAAGGAACCCCAGTGATCTGTGACCAGTCAAGTTTGGCGTTTTCTATGAGTGAAAAATGGGAAAATTTAGAAAATCCACAATTGCCCGATCGTGAAGACTGGTTCTTAAAACTCTGTCACACCGAATGGACCGTTGATGAAATCAGTCAAGGCATACCTCTTAAACGTCTTGAAAACCACCTTGAAGAAAAACTGAAAAAAATCACTTGATTTTCACTTTTTTAGGTGCTATACTATATAGATGCTAAAATCACGATATGTCGAAGATCTGTTTCTTGAGTTCATGGACCTATGCGATAATAAAAATATCGAACTCCAGCACCAGGATCAATCAGCTGCCAACAGTTTCTATGTTGTAATATCAACTGCTGGCCAGCTGACTAAAAATCAGGCAAATTTTCTCATAAAAATCCTTCAAAAATACAAGCTCTATGCAAAAATGGCAGGACTTGATTTTGAAGATGCACTAGTTAATCCCGAGTGGAGAACTGATTTTAGGTTGCTGGATCTTACTAAGAAAATTTTTGTTGAAAAAGATGAGCTAGGGGAAATGTGGATCTGTGTCAAGTTTCCGTTTGCCTTAAAAGAGGTGTTTGAGAAGGAAATTTCACCGGTCACTAAAGACTACAGTTCCAGCATGTGGGACGCTGACAAAAAAATTCGTCGACTGAAATTTTATAATTTCAATCTCATTGAAATATTTGAATTCGCCACTAGACATAATTTTGACATTGACGACACATTCATGATTGCCCTAGGCGAGGTTGAAGAAATCTGGCAAAATGAGGATGAAATTGCTCCCTACTGTGTCAAGCACTTTGGTACCACAGTAGACCTATGTAATGCCAGTGAAGAGGTAGTTCAGTGGTGGGAAGAACACAGAACCTGTGAACAAGGCCATGATTTGTTAACAGCCAAGGCCATGGGATATCCTCTTAAAGAAACCCCAGAAAATTTGGTAGAAAAGATTGCCGGTTCTACTGCCACGCAGTTTTGGTTAAAAAGTTTAAATCAGTTTTTTGAAATACAGAAGTCTGTCAACGGCGTTGTTGCTGTTATTTTAAACAAGGGCGATGCTTCGCAGTCCTGGGTTAAAGAGTTTTGTATAGAAGCCGAACGAAATCAGATGGATACCACAGAAATCCGTGTTTGTTTTAGACTAGACAAAGACGAGGATCGAGGATTTAATCAATGGGTCAAAGACAGTGGCTATGGTGGGAAAGTCGAAGGCGGCAAGATTTTTATATTTCAAAATAAACCGCCTAAGTGGTTGTTTTCTGAGAACATAGATGTTAAAATAATACTAACAAATAGTTTATATCCAGTGCCAAGTACTACAACACAGGCTTGGATGGATACACATACCTGCGTATGTTTCGTAGGAGACATCAAAGCATCACACGTTAAGGAAAAGAAAATTGTCGAGTTGTAAGCTCATTATTAGAGATGAAGTCAACATTAAGATTGAAGGTCTTGCTGTAGAAACAAGACGTAAAATTGTCAACAAATTAAAGTTTGACTTGCCTTACGCACGACACATGCCTGCATATAAATTAGGCCGCTGGGATGGTACTAAAACTTATTTTGGTATCGGTGGTACAGGATATCTTGCACATTTAGATGTTATATTGCCTATCATAGAAGACAGCGGTTATGAAATTGAGATAGAAGATCTACGTGTTCATAGCAAGTTAGAATTTACAGCAGTCACAGAAAACTACTGGGCAGACAAAGGCAAGACATGGCCCAAAGGTCATCCCGAAGCAGGAAAACCTATTATTTTACGTGACTATCAGTATGACGTTGTTAACAAGTTTTTAGAAACTCCACAGGCATTACAGGAAGTAGCAACAGGCGCAGGCAAAACAATTACCACTGCTACACTTAGCCATCTTTGTGAGCCGTTTGGCCGCACTATGGTCATTGTTCCTAACAAGTCGCTGGTGGTGCAAACTGAAGAAGATTACAAGAACCTAGGACTTGATGTTGGTGTATACTTTGGCGATAGAAAAGAATTAAACCGTACACACACTATATGTACATGGCAGAGTCTTAATATCCTAGACAAGAAAAGCCACGATGATGCCACACTATCTTTAGCGGAATTCTGTGAAGGTGTTGCCGCAATTATTGTCGACGAAGTACATCAGGCCAAGGCCGAAGTATTGACAAAACTCCTTACGCAAAACTTTAATCATTGTGCAATACGTTGGGGATTAACCGGAACCATACCTAAAGAAGCTTGGGAATTTCAAGGCATTCTTGCCAGCATTGGTCCTGTTATTAATCAAGTAACTGCACATGATCTACAACAGAAAGATGTATTAGCACAACTTAACATTAATATTCTTCAAACAACTGATGTTCAAGTATTCCGCAGTTTTCAAGACGAGTACAGCTTTTTGGTAACTGATCCAACTAGACTAAAATGGATCGCTGGTAAGATAAAAGATTTTAGTCTTACTGGAAATACCTTAGTGTTAATCAATAGAATTGACACAGGAAATAAATTAATTGAATTAATTCCTGAAGCTGTGTTTGTCAGCGGAGGTATGAAACTTACAGAAAGAAAAGAAGAGTATGACGAAATTAAAACTAGTGATGGCAAGATTATTGTGGCGACTTATGGTGTGGCCGCTGTGGGTATTAATATCCCCCGTATTTTTAATCTGGTTCTTATTGAGCCCGGAAAGAGCTTTGTTCGAGTTATACAAAGCATTGGCCGGGGTATTCGAAAAGCCGAAGACAAGGACCACGTTGAGATCTGGGATATCACATCTGCCTGCAAGTACGCCAAGCGCCATCTCACTGAGAGGAAGAAATATTATAAGGAAGCGAAATATCCGTTCGCAGTCACAAAGGTCACTATATGAAAATACTCACATTGAATAACACAGCATTTGATCTAAACGATCTACCAGATGAGATAGAGGAGGATGTTAGATTTAGTGTATTAGATAACAGCAATCCATTCGAACCAGATTTCTTTTTTATGCCTCTTATATTTTTAGAGTCATTTAATTCTCCTGCAATTTTACTAAACATTGGCGGTTATGAAGTACAGATGCCCTTAGACTGGTGTATGGTAGTTGGAGATAAAGACTGCGGCATGGATCCAGAGGTGCTGCCGTTAACCAGTTTAAACGAACGTGGTTTTGATGCATTTATTTTTAATCCTATAAAAGGATTTAAAATGGAATACATGTCTATTGAAATTGTTAATATCTATCAAGATGTTAAATGGTATTTCCCCAAGATGAAAAATGGGCAGTTACTAACAGTACCTCTACATGACGGAGAAAATCCTCCTTGTGCATATTTTGTCAAAGAAGTTAGCCGTCAAAGTGAAGTTTTACAACTAGACAAAGTATTGTGAGATAAGTAAAAAGCTAAACTGAAAAGGTGCATTATGAAAGCAGGAAAAATTTGGGGACAAACAGAGCTTCTAGAAGCTAATGGTGTATTAGAGTTTCATCGCATTGAAACTAAAAAAGGTGGAGTATGCTCTAAACATAAACATAAATTTAAGTGGAATGGCTTCTTTGTAGAAAAAGGAAAACTACTAATTCGTGTATGGAAAGGCAACTATGATCTAGTTGACGAAACAGTTATTGGGCCTGGAGAATATACCAAAGTAGCACCTGGAGAATTTCATCAATTTGAAGCTCTAGAAGATACCATTGCATTTGAATTATATTGGGCTGAGTTTGATCACGAAGATATTGAACGAGAGACAGTCGGATTTAAAAAATGAAAATAAAAATCGTATCTACCTTTAGCGATAAAGGGTTTAAAGAATACGGTAAGAATTTTGTAGAAAGTTGCAAACAATTCATTGACCCTAGGATTGAAGTAGTTGTATATATTGACGACGTTAATATCAATCCTACCGGGCATGTTAATGCATTAAAATTAGAACAGTCGATTCCTAATGTAACTGAATTTAAAAACAGAAACAGTTATAGAACTGGTTTTAAAGATTTTAGATGGGACGGCGTTAGATTTTGCTACAAGTCTTACGTGATGTGTCATGCTGCCAAAGATCCGTCGGTGGATGTGTTGATATGGCTTGATGCAGATACTACACTGCTTAGAACAATAACTCTCGAATACCTAACAAGTTTTTTACCTAGAGAATATTTTGTAGGTTTCCTAGGACGTAAGGGAGCACCTGAAACTGGATTTTTAATTTTTAATCTAAGACATGCCGGGGCAAAACCTTTCTTTGACAAATTTGAATGGTATTACAATTCTGATGAAGTATACAAGCTAGAACAATATCACGATGCTTGGGTCTTCCAAGAATTAAAGAATGAACTAGAAGCTAACGGTACAATTAGAGCACTTAGTATTACCAAACCAGGCGAATTAAAACATCCGTTCAACGGAACGTTCAAAGACTATATGATTCATTTCAAAGGCGAAAGCAAAAGGAATATTAATTAATGACTGTTAAAGTTTTTCTTAAGTTTAACCGAGACAGAGCAGAAACATATACTATTGCTTGTTTAAGATTTTGGTTAGAAGCATTTAAAGAGTATGAAACATATATTCTTTGCGATCTATTCAAGGACAATGAAGTTCCAGACTATTTTAAACATCTACTAAAAGAGTATCCTGCTACAATTATTAACAGTGATTACTCTATTGGTGCTAAGTTTCAGAATATGAAAAAGGCAAAACGTAATATGGCTTCTGCAAACATTACACCTTTTAAATATCTTAATGGCGCTGACTCTTTTTGGATCATTGATGCAGACGACACACTATTCCTTGGAGCATCAATTATATCCGTTAGAGAAAAATTAAAGAAAGCAGAAGAACATTTAAAAAATAACAATCTTGATGGATTTAGTTTAGATTTTTATAGAAACCTAAACGATGGATGGACTTTTGGTGTTTGTTTAATTAGTGCTAAGTGTCCTTGGGAAAAAATTGCTACTTTGACAGATGAAGAAATTAATGCTTCTGGTTATGCTAGAAATATAGATACGGCATTTGATTTATTACATAAGAAAGGTATTTTTAGATTAGCAAATTTTGTATTCGACGGGCTAGCTTTCCAACATGTAGTAAACAATTATCCAGAAATGCCACATGGGATCTACATTTGGCATCGAGGCCGATTATGGGATAAACCCTTACAACCAGATGTTGTGGTGCTATGAAAGTATATTTGAAATTCAATAAAACAGACACCGTGGGCTATATGTGTTTGCTTTCTTGGTTAGAAATTTATAAAGAATATCAGATTGTTTTAGTCTGTGATTTATTTGATATTAACAAAGATCCTGTTCCTAAATTTCTCAAAGATACACTAGATCAACATACTTTCCCTATAGAAATAATTAATACAGATTATTCATTAAGTATTCCGTTTGATGATATAATTTTAGATAAAAGGTATCGTCGAGCTGCCGCAGCTAATCTTACCTGTTTCAAACATAATCTAGATGATCCATTTTTTTGGTTAGTAGATGCAGACGATACTATGTTTTTAACCAGAAACTTTACTCTTATTAAAGAAAAATTAAAGGCAGCTGAAGAAATTGCAGTTAATGATAATTTAGATAGTTTAGCATTAGATTTTTATCGTATGCAAAACGGAACATGGTCCTTTGGTATTTGTTTAGTTAAACAGGCTTTAGACTTTGCTGATATTAAAAACAGTCTGCCAGAAGATCAATGGAATTCCAAAGACACAAGATGTTTAGACATTTGGTTCGACAAATTACGTAGACAACATAAACTAAATCTAAGAAGTTTTGTTTTAGATAAGACTTCGTTTATACACTATGTACACAAGACAAAAACGTTACCTTATACATTATACGAATGGTCAGATAACAAACTCAACGGAGTACCGTTGCCTGAGGACTTTATAATTTTATGATGCACATTATTGTACAAGCAGGTGGCCGTGGCAGTAGGCTAAGACACCACACATGGAATAAACCAAAATGTTTGGTTAGTGTTCGCGGTAAGCCATTGCTCTATCACTTATTTGAAAAATTTCCCACAGCACACTTTCATATCATAGGTGACTATGCCTTTGATCAATTAGAAAAGTATCTACAGGTAAATCCTCCAGGTGTTGAATTCACGCTAACACAGACCAACGAAAAAGGTACATGCAGTGGAATTTCGCAAGCTCTTAAAGCAGTACCTAGTGATGCTGAATTAATGATTACTTGGAGTGATTTAATTATAGGAACTATGCCTGAAATTGAAGTTAAAGGAAATGTTCCTTTGGTATTCATTTCTAATGCCTTTACCTGTAGATGGACACAAGGCGAAGATGGCAAGCTGCACGAGCAACCTGGACCGAATGGAATACCTGGAATTTTTTATGTAAAAAGAGCCGAACATTTTCCAGAACCTCCTGCCAGCGGAGAATTTGTTAAATGGTTTAGTCGCAATGTTCCTGTCTTTGAAACTGTGTTATGCAACGACCTAGAAGAACTAGGAGATTTTGCAACTATCGAAACTCAAAATGATCGTGCAGGGTTCAGTAGATTTTTTAATGAAGTTAAGATATTAGAAAATACTGTAGAAAAACGTGCCATCGATCCTAACTATAGTCATCTTATTGGCAAAGAACAAGATTGGTATAAGAGTGTTCGTGATCTAGGGTTTAGACGTATACCTAAAATAATTTCCACTGAGCCTTATGTTATGGAACGTGTAAAAGGTCAACACGCCTACCAAATGACAGACTTAACTGAACGTGAAAAACGTGCGGTATTGGCTGATTATCTTGACTCGTTAACTAACCTACATGACCTTGGAGTTCAAGGCGGAAGTTATGACGATGTTAAAGAAACTTATATCAATAAAACAATACAACGTGTAGAAAGTGTATCTGCAATCATACCTGGTTACGATCAAAAATCTTTTACTATCAATGGTGTAAAATGCAGAAATATTTTTACCGTTGACGGTATTTGGGACAAACTCTTCAATGAACTTAATCCTAGTTTCTTTACACCAATACATGGAGATCCTACATTCAGTAACAGTCTAGTAGATAAAAATTTACGTACCTGGTTCATTGATCCAAGAGGTTATTTTGCCAAGCCGGGTATCTGGGGCGATCCTATGTATGACTTTGCTAAAGTATATTACAGTGCTATTGGCGGTTACGATGCGTTTAATCGTAAAAAATTTAAACTTCATGTAGACAGCGAAACTGTTGAGATACTAATGGAAGATTCATTGTTTGCCAGCGCAGGCGAAGAAATATTTACAGACTACTTTGGCAAAGATCTTTACAAGATAAAAATCTTACATGGCCTTATTTGGTTAGCACTTAGTGGCTATGCCAAAGATGATATTGACAGTGTTATTGGCAGTTTCTATCTAGGACTGTATTATCTAGAACAAGGATCGAACAACGCATGATACCTTTTAGTCTTTCTGAAAACCTTGGACATACTTGGTTTATTGATCTCGACGGAACAATACTAAAACACAACGGTTATCTAACTAACAATGATGAATTGTTACCTGGAGTGAAAGAATTCTGGGACTCAATACCTGCAGGTGATTGTATTATAATTACCACAGGTAGGTCAGACGAATACAAAGAATCAAGTCTAAAGATTTTAAAAGACAACGGCCTTCGATACAATCATGCAATATTTGATCTTCCTCTAGGCGAACGTATTGTAGTTAATGATCCTAAGCCTGGTGGACTACAAACAGCTATCGCTTGGAATGTTGAAAGAGACAAAGGTTTTAAATGATAGAGTCATTAGTTGAAGATCGAGACGGTTGGTGCTGGCCAAAAGATGATGTCAACACCTGGGCATTTTTACTTAAACATTTTGATTTACCTCAACAAATATCTAATTATGTGTCTAATAAAAGAGTTGTAGTTCAAGCTGGCGGTAACTGCGGGCTGTACCCAAAGCAGTACGGAAAACTATTCGATACAGTATATACTTTTGAGCCTGATTGGTTAAATTTTTATTGCCTAGTAAGAAATTGTCCAGACGATAATATTATCAAGGCACAGGCTTGTCTTGGTGATAGTCCCGGTCTTGTTAAACTTGCAGTCAAACATTGGAGTAGGGGTAAAAGTTTCATTAACGGTGAAGGCAGTTACCCAGTTTATCTAATAGATAACTTAGGTCTTACTGATTGTAGTCTAATACATTTAGATATAGAAGGTTATGAATATTTTGCACTTCGAGGCGCCGTTAACACTATTAAAAAGTTTAAACCAGTTATTGCTATTGAAATGTGGGATCAACTAGATACAAGATTCGGCGAAAACATCAATAATAAAACCGAAGAACTTTTAACATCATTGGGTTATCAGTTTGTTAAAAAATTGAATGATACAGATAAAATATACATACATGAAAGCAAAAATAATAACATTAAAAAACAATGAGCTATCTGAACGAGTAGCTAAAGATTGTATAGAACAGGCTGCAAAGTTTGAAATATCTGTTGAAATATTTAATGCTATCAACGGTTTAGATTATGAACAGCATTTAGAAAAACTCAATGTTCGTCCTCTTAAAAAGTTTAAAAAAGGCAAGCCCGGAGTATACGGTTGTTTCCTAAGTCATTATTATCTTTGGAAAGAGTGTGCAGAATCTAACGAACCATATCTTGTTTTAGAGCATGATGGATTTTTGATAAAGCCTTTACCTGATAATATATTAGATCAGTTTGAAGATGTTTTAAAGTTGGAATCAGAAAATCCCTACAGTCCCGAATATGAAAATAGATTGGAATTGATAAAAGACCACGATCTAACTTATAATATAGTTGAACCTTATCGAGATATGAACAATGGAGCAGGTTGGTATTCTGTTGGTGCCTACGCCTATATTATCAAACCTCACGCTGCTAAAAAACTAATTACATGGATAGATGAAAACGGATTCTTGCCTGCAGATCAACAGCTAGGATCATATGCTGTTACCCTACATGAATGTAAACCCAGTCTTGCAAGATTGCATCATTTCTACATTAAAGACGGTAATATAAAAGCAATGTCAACAACAATGAAAACGGAATTATTATGAAATCAAACTATTATGATCAATCTGTAGGACTAGGATCAGAATTTCAAAAAGCCAATCCTAGTATTTGGGCAGGATACGATGTTGTTAAGTATCAAAAACAAATTAAAAATCTTGTTGTAAAATACAATGCCAAAACACTACTTGACTATGGCTGTGGAAAAGGATTACAATATACTGAACCGTTGCCCTACGCATTGGGTGACGAAGAGCCCGAGTGGACAACTTTTGACAAATGGTTAGGTGTTGAAGTTTACAAATACGACCCCTGTGTAGAAGGACTAGATACACCGCCGCCCGAAGGAATGAAATTTGACGGAGTTATTTGCAGTCAGGTATTGCAAACAATTCCAGATAAAGATTTACCTTGGGTAGCAGAAAAACTTAATTCTCACACAGATAAATTTTGTTTTATTAGTTTAAATTATCAAAGACCTGCAAAAGACAAAAAGTTTATGTATGATCCTGAGCAGTTTAATGAACCTAGAACTAGAGAATTTTTTAAAAAGTTTTTCACTAATTGGAACAATGGAAACTTGTTTTGGTGGTTTAAAGATCGTATGCACTACGAAGGCTGGGTAGAGGATCAATTATCCGGATCATGGAAAGATATTCCCGATACCTGGGAAGGCAAGTATTCATTTGTGGAAGCAATATATAAAATAAAAGGATAACCTATGGGAAATCTTAAACCGGGCGCAAAATACATCTATGAAAAAGCAGACGGTATAACCTATGCTAGAGAATTTGGCGCACCACACAATGATCGATTTGAAATTGGTAGAGATTACCAACGATTCTTAAAAGATGAACTACGACTTTGGGAAGAAATAGTTCGAGAGGGCCGGACAAATGAGGCCTTGCAAAATGCTCTAGATCGTGTTAAAATACTATATCACTTGAGCAAGAATACAAATGGGTAAAAACAAACACGTAGATCTTTTTAATGACATGATGCCCGCAGTTGACATGGGCATCAAAGAACTATGGGATGCAGTTACAGAAGACGGCCAAAAAGAAATAAAAGGCGATCTTTGGAATCTCAACAGATTCATTAGCAATGTTAAAAGTTCTAAGAGAGAAGAACAAGAGTTTTTTGTTCTTGCAGTTAATGAGTACTACAACAAAAATTGGGCTGCTATTCAAAAGCACCCTAAGTTGGCCTGGCAAACTCTATGTCTATGCAGTCATCCTAGTAAAAAGAAATTCTTTCATGAATACATACCTTTAAAGAAAGAAGCTAACAAAAAAGAAAAGTTCCTAGCAGAGTTATTCCCAAACATGAAAATGAATGATGTTGCAACACTTGCGGCAATAACCACAGACAAAGAGATTAAAGAATATGCTAAGGACCTTGGTTGGGACAAAAAGCAAATTGCAGACATTAAACTATAAATGCGAACATTGTTCTAAACTCTTTGCCAAAGAAAAGACTTTGGTAGTACACATCTGCGAACAAAAACGCAGACATCTAAGCAAAGACGAGCGACATGTTAAGCTAGGTCTCATGACCTATCAGCGTTTCTACGAGTTAACGCAGAAAGCCAAACAGGCAAAAACATTTGACGAGTTTGCATCTAGTCCTTATTATACAGCCTTTATAAAGTTTGGCAGTTTCATGAGCAATACTAATCCTATCTATCCGGAAAGGTTTGTGGACTATGTGGTTAAAAGTGGTATTAAGTTAGACCATTGGTGTAGAGATGAACTCTATGATGCTTATATCAGTGAACTGATTAAGATTGAACCTGCCGATGGAGCAATACAGAGAACTGTACAGACCATGATGGACTGGGCAGATAAAAATGCAGCACCGTGGGAACACTATTTTGCTTTTGTAAATTTAAACAGATCCACACACGATATTAAAGAAGGTTTGATATCACCGTGGATCTTGTTAAATAGCAAGTCAGGTAAAGACATGCTTAGACGTATGAACGAAGAACAACTGGCAATTGTTGGTCCCATTGTAGATCCTGGCTTCTGGATGCGGAGATTTAAAGCACTACCTGCTGATGTTGAGTTGGTTAAAGACGTCATCAAGGAGGCGAAAATATTATGATTTTTAAGAAGCGACGAGAAGAAGCTACACCTGAAATAGTTGAAGAAGAACTAAAAGATAACGAAGAACATATCTCTAGGGATGACATTGATATTGAAGTAGTTGTTGCCGATGAATCTAATGATGTGTATGTAAAATTTTCTGGGTTTGAAGACAACGAAGATGCAGAAGAATATGCACAATTTCTAGCAGAAACATTGCCTTTACTGTTATTTGAAAGTACACGATTAAACTAATGCCTGATATTGACATAGACTTTTTAGATAGAGATGCCGCATTAAAGTTGTTCAAACATACTGTGGCTAGTCGTGTTGACAATGCAAAGTTAGTTAAACACAACACCGGTGTTTACCTACATGATGTCCCAGTTGATGCGGTATCTAATCTATGTGCTGTGCCTTATGAACAAGCAGAAGAACAAAGTTTTTTTAAGATAGATTTTCTAAATGTTGGAATATACAAAGGTGTTCGCGATGAAGCTCACCTTAATCAACTTATGGAGACCGAGCCACTATGGGACCTATTAGAGCAAGACGACTTTATCCAACTCCTGTTCCATGTGAATGGGCATGGGTCTATTCTGAGACAAAGCAAACCAAAGTCTATAGAGCAATTGGCTGCGGTACTAGCAATGATCAGACCAGCCAAACGTTATCTGATTGGGAAAGAATGGACTACGGTGATGAAGGAAGTTTGGACGAAGCCCGAGAATGATGAGTACTATTTTAAGAAAAGTCACGCTACTGCCTATGCTGTTGCTATCACAGTACAGATGAATTTAATCTGCGAACAGATCAGTTATGGATATGCGTGATAGCTTTAGTGTTGCTCAAATGCAGAGCAAACTGTGGCTAGTGCAAACTCTAGAACGTACAGTTAATGAGCATGTCACTGCTGATTCTATGCAAGGGCATCGCATTTGGATATTAGCAGGTTGGCACGGAATAATCAACTTATTAATTAGAACTCGAAATCAACTTCCGGTATCGGAGGTTCGTAGTTTTGATATTGATCCTAACTGCGAAGCAATAGCAGATGCTATTAACAATCTCTGGGTATGGAAGGCCTGGGAATTTAAAGCTCAGACTGCTGACATCAATCAATTAGAATATGCTCCTAGACCAGATATTGTTATTAACTCCAGTGTTGAGCACATGACTTCAAATCTCTGGTGGGATAATATACCTAAAGGTACAGTTGTATGCCTACAGGCCAGCGATATGGAAGATGTGGACCATGTTAACAAATTTACATCTGCACATGATTTATACAGAGCCTATCCTGTAGAAGAATTACTCTATGAAGGCATTAAAAGATTTGAATTTGAAGATAAAGGTTTTTATCGTTCAATGATTATAGGCGTCAAGTAACTTTACGAACTAACGTAATACTTCTACGCTTAATTCTTTTTACAATAATATCATTTAAACTAGTACAAGGCCCAAGTAGTATTTTAGTATCTTTTGTACTGAAATTTCTTATTGCATATCTAAAAGGCAATATTTCTCTTAACAAGAATATGTTGATAGGAATTTGTCGATTTGATTCCCACCACCATACTTCGCCAAGCTCTATAAATCGTGCCTTTTCTTCATCAGTCTTAATTAGACTGTAGTCGTACATACTGGTAACCTGTGCATCTTGATTAATCACAACACCTACATATTCATGACTGACGTGATTTACCACGCTTATAAATGGAAAGTTTTCTTGTAGATTTTCTGTTATTCTCATAGATAAATACTGCAAAGGGTCCGTATGTTATGCAATTAATTTCCGTTTATTTATACCAAAATAAAATAGATGTTTTCACCAACGCAGATTCGGCCTGGCTAACAGAGAGGTATCGTAGAGTGTATAATCGCAACATTAAAATATATCGCGGAGTAGACAATCGTATAGACATTCAGGTACGCAACTCTGATGAAAAGGCTGCAAATGCCGCAGGTTCAACATTGGTATTTAATTTGGTTGAGCGTGAGACCCAGACATTAGTGGCTAAGAAAGATTGTGTAGCTGTTGATGCAACCAAAGGCAAGTTCTATGTAACTCTAACAGAAAGCGAAATGATAGATATCGAAACAGGTTTTTATCAATACAGCATCTACAAAGAATCAAGAACAGACAACGGCGATGGCACACACATTGTTAGTTCTAGAACACCTGTATACATAGATGCACAATACGACACAATCGCTACCCTAGAAGTATTAGAATCCGGTCAAGGTGATGTTCAACCTAGTACTGTGATTAGAGAATTTGCATTTCATAAGTCATTCGGAGAGCCATTTGACAGCTATTATGCCAGCGGTATTATAGATGCTAATCCGCAGATTAGTACTCCGCAGAGTCTACATACATTTCAAATATGCAGTACCAATTACAGTGGTGTAGTAAAGATACAAGGCAGCATAGCCGAAGGTGCTACACCAAAAACTTGGGTAGATTTAGAGACTCTAACACTGTCTAGTTCTACTGTAGAATTTAAAAACGTTGTTGGAAAATACAATTGGTTTAGAGTAAAGCATACACCCAATAAGCTCATAACCAACCCTGGAACCGTTGACAAAATACTATACAGATAGTATACTAAGTCTATGACTCTCGTCTTAGACAAATTTCGTTCAATGCTTCCAAAGACAAAGTCTAGCCCAAGCGGCTGGATCAGTTTCAATGCACCCTGTTGTCATCATAGAGGACATGCTAGAGACACTCGAAAACGAGCAGGTGTTATGTTCAGCGAAGGAGTTGTCTACAACTGTTTTAACTGCAAATACACAGCCAGTTGGCAACCTGGGCGTAATATATCTGAGAAGTTTAAGAGTCTCTGTCGCTGGTTAGGTGCTAACGATGATCAGATCAAAGAATTAGTATTTGAAGCACTTAAAACAGAATCAACAGACTATGAAGCCGAACATTTTGTTGAAAAGGTCAAGTTCACAGAAAAAGATTTACCTGAAGGTGCAATGTCTATCAATGAGTGGGTAAATTCCACATACCTCCCGGATATATCTGCAGACATTGGTCCAGTGATAGATTATGTTTACGGTCGAGGATTTGATGCTCTGAGTAAAAATTTCTTTTGGAGCCCTGCACCTGGCTACATTGATCGTGTACTACTACCCTATTACTATGAAGGTAAAATTGTAGGTAATACGGCACGTAAGATTACCAACGGCAAGCCTAAATATCTATCAGATCAACATCCTTTCTTTGTGTATAATATTGATGCACAGGATCCCTTGAGCAAGTATGTATTTGTCTGTGAAGGTCAGTTTGATGCATTAGCCGTCGATGGGGTTGGATTACTGACCAATGAAGTAGCACAGCAACAGGCACACATCATTAATCAATTGGGCAAAGAAGTCATTGTTATCCCTGATCAAGATAAGGCTGGATTGATGTTGATCAAACAGGCCATAGACTATGATTGGGCTGTGGCATTTCCTAACTGGGAAGATGATGTCAAAGACTGTGCAGATGCAGTACAGAGATATGGCAAGTTGTTTGTTATAGTAGATGCTATTAAAACAGCGCAACGAGGCGAAATCAAAATCAGCGTGGCAAGAAACAATCTCGAAACCCGCCTTGCATTACATGAAGAAAGATAATATAATATAACTATGATAAAAGATTACGGAATTGAAGTACAGAAATTATATCTTGAATTGATGCTTGCAGATGCTGAAGTATTTGTACGCTGTCAAGGTATTTTTGATCACACCTTGTTTGATCGCAAACTACAGGATGCCGCAGAATTCATTAACGAATATGCCAAACAATATAGTGTATTGCCAGACTATGAAATGGTTAATGCCAACTGTAGAACAGACATGAAACGACCAGAAGACCTAAAAGAAGGTCATCTAGATTGGCTCATGGACGAGTTTGAAAGTTTTACTAGACACAAGGCCATTGAACGTGCAATCATTGCCTCGGCGGATCTATTAGAAAAGAAGAACTACGGTGAAGTTGAAACACTGATTAAAGAAGCAGTACAAATTGGTCTTGCTCGAGATATGGGTACAGATTATTTTGCTGATCCTAGGGCTCGACTAATGGGACTCAAAGACAAAAACGGACAGATTAGTACTGGATGGCCGGGACTGGATCGCAAATTGTTTGGCGGAATGAATCGTGGAGAGTTGAATATCTTTGCAGGTGGATCGGGTGCAGGTAAGAGTTTGTTCTTGGCTAACCTAGGTGTTAACTGGGCATTAATGGGTCTTAATGTTGTGTATCTAACCTTAGAACTTAGTGAAGCACTTGTATCTATGCGTATTGACAGTATGGTAACAGGAGTTGGTACTAAAGAGATTTTTAAAGATCTTGATGATGTTGAAATGAAAGTCAAGATGATTGGCAAGAAAGCCGGTATGTTGCAGATCAAGTATATGCCGTCGGGCAAGACAGTCAATGATATTCGTGCTTACATCAAAGAATATGAAATCAAAGTAGGCAAGAAAGTAGATGTATTACTAGTGGATTATCTAGACTTGTTAATGCCCATTGGTAAAAAGATTTCAGCAGAAAATCTGTTTGTCAAAGACAAATATGTATCAGAAGAACTGCGTAATCTAGCAATGGAGAAGAAGATTCTGTTGGTAACTGCGGCACAGTTGAATCGTGGTGCAGTAGAAGAAGTAGAGTTTGATCACAGTCACATTTCAGGTGGACTAAGCAAGATTCAAACTGCTGACAATGTGTTTGGTATCTTTACTTCTAGAGCAATGCGTGAGCGAGGTCGTTATCAAATACAACTAATGAAAACTCGTAGTTCAAGCGGTGTTGGTATGAAAGTTGATCTAGAGTTTAATATAGAAAGCCTAAAGATCAGCGATTTACCCGAAGACGAACAAGATTCAAACGGTGCTACTAGCCGTGGATCTAGCAGCATCATTGAAAGCATTAAGAACAGGACAACGGTCAAGGCACAGATAGATGCAGACGGAGTTATCCACGATGATCCCACACAGGGGGCTAGCATTGGCAAAGTACGTGCTAATGTAGAATCCAGCAAATTGTTGGAGTTGTTAAACAAGATGCACGATGAAGACGAATAAAGTAGAATTGTTAAAATGGCTTCCTGATGAAGGCGAAACAATAGAAATAGATTGGCCCAAGGTGCATAAAACCATAGGCAGCGATCATTTACAGTGGTTACTTAAACAACCGCATGAAATTTGCCAGGTAATTCTAGAGCGTAACGATATGTATTGCCGACTAGTAGCAGAGTTTTACCATGAACAAACTTTGACGCATTACCACTTAATGTGGGCTAAATAATGAATGCGAGCAAAAGAATTTATTGTAGAATATACAGCCAAGGCCCACGGAAAGGCGTCTAAGATTTCAGCGTCTAAAGATGCGGCCCTCCCTGGTGTTTTTGTACAAAAGCAATTACGAAACACCGATCCTTATATGCAGTACAGATACGGTCTAGCAGTTGCAGCAGCTAGAGCTATCAACGCCCACGATGTAGATTTTGAACAAGAAAGTGCCTGGGCAGAAAATCTAGTGCAGGTAATGTACGCCCCCGAAGATGAAGAAACTATACAATTGGCCAGTAAATTAATGGGTGTAAAACCTACACGAATTACAGACAACGCCAGCAGAGAAACCAAGGCAGTTGAAACAACAAGTCCTGTGGCCAAAGCCAAGAGAAACAAGTACGGAGTTTAAATGAGAGCTAAAGAATTTATCAACGAAGCACACGGCATTGACAAAGATTCTGCATCAGTAATCGATGGTGGTAAAATCTACAAGCAAATGGACAATGGCTATGATCTCTATAGATTTGGGGTTAGCATGGCCGGCCAACCTGACATCAAAGCTCCCAAAGGTACAATAGGTGACGTACCTATGATATTTCCCTACAGCAAAGGCGATGAAGACATAGTAAGAGCCGCAGAAAAATCACAGGGCAAAATAGGCACACGCCTTACACCCAAAGGTGCAAACGAACCTAAAGGCACCAATACTGTTAGCCCAACTGCCAAACCCAAGCGCAACAAATACGGAGTTTGACATGCGCCTAAGGGAAGTAACAGTCACAGATCTAGTAACAGTCAATCGTAGACTTAATCCCAAGATATGGAATGATGCCGAATTAGATTCCGCAGTAAGAGCCAAGCTCTTGGAAATTGCCGAAGCATTTCAAGAGTTTATCGGTGTTGAGCTAGATGTACAAGATTACACAATAACAGGCAGTAATGCTAATTACACCTGGACACGCTACAGTGACCTAGATCTACACCTTATTGTTCCTGGCGTTCCCAACGATGCAGATCGTGAATTATATTCTGCCAAAAAGGCACTCTGGGGCGAGCAACACGACATCACCATCAGGGGCATGCCTGTAGAATGTTATGTACAGGGCAGTGGCGAACCGCATCATAGCACAGGTGTTTACAGCCTTAGCAAGAATAAATGGCTGGTAGAACCCAAGAAAGTCAAACCTAAAATTGATGATGCCGCTGTACGTGCTAAATCAGACAGTCTAGCACACGATGCTAAAACTGTGTTAAAAAGTCAGGATCTAGACAAGATTCGTGCAGTCAAAGAAAAGATCACCAAGATGCGTCAATCAGGATTGGAACGTGCGGGTGAATGGTCAGTGGAAAACCTAGCTTTCAAAATACTAAGAAATCTAGGTTTGATTGATGAACTCGCAGATCGTATTCGCGAGCTAGAAGACAAAAACCTGAGCCTAGAACAAGCTCAGGTATTAGACTAATCTACGCGATAGCACTCGTAGACATCCCAGCTAGAAATTTCATAAACCATAAATCTAGTGGCAGCATCCAGGCTAGGAAAGGTCTTGGTAAATCGTATGCCGATTTGATAGTAGCCCACACGCCACATCAGTCTTTCTTTATGCCAAACAACTGTAGTAGGTTAATGAACAGATTGATAAAGTCCATGTACAAGGTCAAAGCACCTAGAACTTCTTCTCTACCAGTATCTTCACCCACTGAAACCATTTCACGAATCTGCTGTGTGTCATAGGCAGTTAGGCCCAAGAAGATGATAATGGCCAATGCTGAAATCACAGTCTGCATCACAGTGCTGCCAATAAAGATGTTGACAATTGACGCAATGCAGATGGCAATCAGGCCAATCATCATAAACTGGCCTAGGCTTTCTAGACTGCGTTTGGTAAAGTAACCATAAAAGCTCATTGTGCCAAACAGTATGGCTGCTCCCATGAACGCACTAACAATCGACCCCATGGTAAACACAGCAAAGATTGTGGCCATGCTCAGACCCATTAGAGCGGCAAAGCCATGCAAGAATAGCTGTAGTTGACTCTTGTTAAAGTTGTCAGCGGCAAAGGCCAAGGCAAATATGGCCACCAATGGTGCAAAGATCACAATCCATTTAGTCACACCTGTAAAGAAGAACTGTAGCAATTCTGGGCTGGTGCCCACAAAGTAGCTGACTATCATTGAAACCAAAACTGCTAGACTCATATGGCCGTAGACACGACCCATGGCACTATTGATTTGATCTGCTGAACGATAAGCAACTGATTCGGTGTAAAACATAAAAATCTCCTAGAAGTTATAGATATGTTATTATACTATTTAACGAGGTTTTGAGCAAGTACCATAATAGATATGAATATCCAAATGGTGTTGAATCCTATCAAGGTAGGCAGAACTTTAGCTTCGTGAAGTTGGCGTATAGACTTCCACAAAGCCCTGCCAAGCTTCGCCACTGCGATCAGACATTTTAGCAGCCAGTTGATCAGCCAGTTCTTGAGCAATGGCACGTTGACGCAGTTCCAGACGGCCCCCTGTGAGATCTTGATTCTTTACAGTCTGTCCAGTGACTAGATTACGTGCTTTAACCATCAAGTATTGTTGTGTCATATTAGAGTCCAAATTCCTGTGCAAATTCCACTGAACACTCTGTGTCATAGAATTCCACTTCAATGCGATCTTCCCAGAATATTAGGTTATAGTCTAGGCCTGTGTGTGCATTGATCAACAGCCACTGATGCCAGGGATCCTGCGCCAGTTCACTTTCTACATGCCAAGGTTTTGTGTATTTCATAAGTGTATTTATTCATCAAAAAGGGTTTTGACTATGCGTGTGTGATCACTGTACTTTAACAGCCATATATCCGCATAACGATGGTCACTGAACAACAACCACCAATCTGTTACTATACCGTAGTCGTATTGAATACAGGTAACATGACTTCTAGGCCAATAGTGAACAGCCCTAGCCCAACTGTCAAGTAACTGCCTTTGTGCATCCTGAAATGGCTCTAGATAAATCATCAGCATGTGATTATTTAATGCCGCGAAGCGGAAAGCTCAATTAAGAGAGCGCGAAGCGCAAGCGAAGCTAGCGGTAAAAAAGCAGATTTAGAGTGGATTAACTGAGTAGTTAATTATAGTGCTTTAGGTTTCTAGGCCAATGCTTGCCTAGAGTTTGGACCGTGCCAATGGGGAAACCACTATATACTGTATGCTGACTCTGGTAACTGTGCGTCAAGGCGCTGATCGACTCTACTACTGTGAAATACAAGGCCGTCGTGGCCGTATCGCTATACATGATCTAGTATGGGTTGTGGATAGACAGGATCTACTTGAGATCTACTACTGGGAAGCTGTTATGGTCTTAGACGGTGGCTATCACTGTTGTCTAAGTGTTCCTGGAAAGGTAGTGTTGCTGAACACGTAGAATCCAAGGTGGTGTATGCGCTAGAGCCATAATTAACCACATGGCAGACATTGAATAATCTGCTGTGCCACACTGCGGTGTGTGCGTGAATAGGCTATAGACAAAGCCTAGTAAGAACAAGGGAGTTGGGGAGAGTGTGACTACTGTGTACCATATTTTCATAAGAGTATTTATGATGTGAGCAGGCGCACATCAGCACTAATACAGGTGCCTTCTATAATGGGCAGGATACGATCGCGGCTGGCAATTTGAGCCATTAAGGCCTTTTGCAGGTCAATCTGTTCTCGGCATTCCTGCTCTTTTAGATAGTAGGTCTTGGCCTGTTGGAATTCGCACTGTAGATTAACACAGATGATAAGAGTGGGAATAAAGATAAGCATAGTGATCTATTTAGAGAAAAAAGGGTACAGAGGGGTAAAATTTTGGCCGCGCAAAAAATTTGGGTGGAGTACTTATGTTTCTAGGGTGGTGATTTGCTACCATAGTGTTGTTATTATACAACAGTATAGCGTATACACCAACCACCCCACCACCCCACCATGCCACCACCCTAGCCCTCAGCACCGAGTGGTCATGCCCGGCCGTCGCCTCTCTGGTGGGAGGTGATGACCACATTGGATCACCGCCTTGCCATCCCAGTTTGGCACAACATCTAGTAGTGTGTATCCCGGTCTAGGATCCCAAGGTGCGTCCCTGCGATCGTGTGTAGCGCAGCCTGTAGCTGCTAGCACTGTGCTAGCGGCTAGCAATACTGTGCAAATACGCTGTGATATTAGCATCTATATCCTCTACAGTGTCTAGTTGTGCTGCTGTCATAAGCTCACGCATGACAACTGCTCGCTTCTTGTATGCGGGCGGCATGGCTTGTACCATAGCGTCCACAGCTTCTATGGTATCACAGTTCCATAACAGCTTACAGATCTGTACATCCTTGTCCGTGAGTCCTTCTAGCCGGATCATTGGCTTACAGCCTCGTTAGCATAGCTGGCACCCAAGGCCATAAGTGCAATGCCTACTAGGGCGAATGTGCCCAAGTATACGCCATCGTAGGTAGCAAGGTCTGGGCATTGTTCAACGCCGCCTAGTGTGCCCAACAACAAGATTAAACCTGTATACAAGCAGAACAATGCCTTTTGATGTAGTGTCATATCTAGCTCCTAGTGTGTTTGTGTATGTGTTAATTATACTGTCAAAATCATTCTTTGTCAAGACCTAAAAGTCTCTCACATTCTATCTGTCTATCAATGCCACTCTGATGAACTTCGAACTCAGGTTCTTTGTTCAGAGTGTAAAGGATAGCGGCCAGTCCCACTGTGGCCATTACCAAGTTGGTAACGATCAGGGGAGCGTCTTTGATCCTTACTGCGACTATCAACCAAATGAAGCCACCTAAGACCAACAGTGCAGGACCTTCTGGATACATGCCTAGGCCGTTGACTGCTGTGCCTAGGATCAAGATCGCTGTTGCGGTCCACTTAAGAATTGTGTTTGCTGTGTTCATGTGTTAATTATACTGTCGTTTCGCCAAACTGTCAACCGACCCTAGACCCCCTAGGGTCTTTGTTGTTATGCTGTTAAACGTGCTAATTCTTGTTGTAATTTTACAACACGTTCTTTTTCTAGTTTTGCAATAAACTTAGCTTTTTTAGCTTCGATATCTCTGCGGAACTTTGCTGTGCTAACATTTAGCTGTTGAGCTGTTTGTCCGTAGCTTTGCAATTTGTTTTGCTGTGTGTACACAACTGCACGAGCGGCAGACATTGCGTATGCGTTAACTGTGTTTGCGTATTGACCCATTTTTGAACTCCTTAAAAACTTATTATAGCACACAAGTGCATTTTGGACAAGCAAAGACCCTAGTGTTAGTAGGGCCTTTGTGTTACTTTATATGCAACAGAACATATTGCTTTTAATTAAATTATTTTCCTCTATGTACTGTAGTGTTGCAATATAATATTCGCGTACAAATGTGTCCTGCAACATAATGCTGTCGTGTAACTGTTGCACATTTAAATCCGCGTTAAACTGTACAAGTGCATTAATATTTTTTTGCACGTCTAGTGCGCAGTACTTTAAATTGTCTGCTGTAACGGGCGTGTGTATGCAGTGTTGCGTAGTGCTAAAACTAATATAGTCCTGCGTAGTGTTAAGTACTAGCATATTAATTTGCAAAATGTCCGCTTGCTTTAATTTACGCATTGTGTGCTCCTGTTAAAAATGTATTATAGCACACTTACATACAAAATGCAAGTGTGCTACACAATAACCCTTACGCTGCTAGGGCTTTTACACGCACATACACAATGCCGCCTTCTCTGCCGTATACTGCACTTTGTGTAACTTTTACACTGTTTGCAAAGCCTGCTAAAAATACAGCGTCTTGTACACGCTTTTGCAATGCTTGCCTGTATTCTAAGTCTGCGCTGTAAGTAACAGCACACGCAAGTCTACGCATTTTTTTGTCTGCACACTTGTCTGTGTAAATTTTACTTACGTTAAAAACACTGCGTAAAATTGTACGCATTTGTAATGTAGTTGCTAACATATCTGCTCCTTTGTTGCTAAGTGTACATTATAGCACAGCCTGTCCAAATTGTCAACCTGCTGTGCTAATAACCCTACAAGTTACTCAACTTCTACAGTTCCATACTCGCGTAGCCGTCGTCTTGCATTCCCTGCTCCGTAAAGCATACATCAGTCCCTAATAGCTCGCTAACAGCCGCTTCAAAGCCGCTGTCTGTGTATATACGCCAGCTCTCGTCACCACCTGTGTGTACAACGCCTATGTGTATGCTAGT